GACGAAGAGTTGGGAAAGGTGCGATCTGGAGAAGTTGGATACAGACACCTTGACCAAATTAGCTGACTCGATCAAGGCCCCCGTGGACTACTCGGCACAGGGCGGAGAGGCACGCCGTGCCGGTGGGGAAATGGAAATATTGCTCCCCGCGGGTATCAACAAAGGATAAGGAGGGATATACCACATGGCGTATCGAACAGTAAAAATTAAGAAGTACTCGGACATCATTGAGGAATACGTGGCGGATACTGGCACCACCATCACTCCGGGTATGTTGCTCAAGCTGGCTGATACCGGCAAGGTGATGCCGCATGACGTGGTCGGAGGCAGCGCCGAGAAGATATTCGCCCTGGAGGACGAGCTTCAGGGTAGAGGCATTGACGATAATTACGTAGACGGCGATCCGGTTCAGTGCTGGGTCGCCGGTAGGGGTGATCAGGTCTACGCGATCCTGACCACCAGCCAAACCGTCGCCATTGGTGATCTGCTCGAGTCCAATGGCGATGGTCATCTCCGGGAATACACTGGAACGTCCGCCGGCGCCGCGGAGTATCCCGAATCGATTGTCGGGGTGGCGCTTGAGGCGGCTACTACGACGTCAGCAACCAGCCGGATTCGTATCCGAGCAATCTAACACGAGATAGGAGGTATGTGGCAAGATGATTGATTTGATTGGTGTCAACGGAAAGGTTCAGGGTGAGGTGGCGGCGTATATGGCCCACCGTGGGAGACTGGACCCTGGGTCCATGCGCCCGTTTATCGGGGGCGATGGCAGGGCCTATGTGACCGTCTACAAGGGGGGAGATCCCAAGGAGCCCACCAGTTATACGTCCATTCAGGTCAACGCCGCCACTCTCCGCCGGGATGAATGGAAGCAGCTTGATGACGCCGTGGTCAAGGTCGCCGAGGAGAGACTCGGTGGGGTCGACGATCTGATCTCCAATGGGCTGGTGTACAATCTCGGTAATGCGATGGGGACCACAGTACTCGAGTGGCATGATGTGTCCGACGCCATGGAGGCCTCGCTCACCATGGACGGAGTCACTCGGGGAGCGGGAGACAGGCCAGTCTTCCAGCACAACTATCTCCCGATCCCAATCATCCATGTGGACTACGAGATTAACGCGCGCGTGCTTGAGGCCAGTCGCAGGCTGGGAAATCCCCTGGATACTACAGCGGCGGAGCGAGCGGCCCGGAAAGTCAACGTGAAGTTGGAGCAGATGCTGTTCACGGATACCACCTACTCCTTTGGTGAGAAGGACGATCGATCGAGGAATACGATCTACTCCTACATCAACTTCCCGGACAAGGAAGAGGTCGAACTTACATTGAATTGGGATGCTTCTGGAAAGACGGGCGCAGATATTATAGCTGACGTGCTTAAAATGAAGCAGGCCAGTATTGGTGCATACCATTACGGTCCGTGGATGCTGTATATCCCGACAGCCTACGAAACTGTGTTGGATGAGGATTATGACTCCACCACTCCTGGCACCACCATCCGGGAACGCATCATGAAGATTTCCGGTATCAAGGGTATCAAGGTAATCGATGTCCTCCCGGCGAACAACATTCTCCTGGTCCAGATGACGAGTGATGTGGTTCGGCTGGTTCGCGGTCTCCCCATTCAGAACGTCGAGTGGAAAACGGAAGGACAGTTCATTACCAAATACAAAGTGCTCACTATTCAGGTGCCCCAGATTCGGTCCGACCAAAATGGAAAGACCGGCATCGTACATATGGCGGCGTGATAAAGAGGTATAGGATATGCAGATTCAATGGAAGAAGATCGGAGGTGGCTCTCTCCGTTGGAGGGGACAGATCATTAAACCGGGTCAGATTTTCATTGCCTCCCCCGAGGATATTCCCGAGGCCTTTAGAGGTTCGTTGGTCTCCCTGGGCCCGGTGGAAGATTCGGGACTTACCCGAACGAAGGGAGTCGCCAAAGGGCGATCTGAAAACGTTCCTGCTCCTAGATTCACTCTACGTCCTCGGGACTCCGACACTGATACATACGACATAGTCAACGCGGAGAGTGGCAAGCCTATCAACGAGCAAGGAATGAGTAAGGACGATGCAGAGAAACTTCTAGCGGAGTTGACCTCGTGATCTGGAGAGTGCCACCGTTATGGAGTGGGGGTGAATGCTGGATCATAGGTGGCGGCCCTTCCATCATCAGTCAGTTTGGGATTCCCGACGAGATGGTGCGGGGGGTGTGTGAAGGCACTCACCCCTACTCAGCGTACTCTCCGTATATGCGGTCCATTCATGATCGTCATGTGATAGGGGTCAACAACGCTTACAGACTTGGGGCTTGGGTCGATATCTTGTTCTTCGGCGATTGGACCTGGTACCTTGAACATAGACAAGAGTTACAGGGTTGGCCTGGATTGAAAATCTCTTGTAATTCGAAATTCGGGAACCCCGGACCCGACAGGATGGACGGGATTAAGTACCTTGCCAGAGACCGGGAGCACCTTGAAGGAATCAGTGGCGACCCCAGCAAGGTATCCTGGAATCAAAACAGTGGGGCAGCGGCCATCAATGTAGCGGTTCACCTTGGCGTCAAGAGGATCTACTTGCTCGGCTTCGATATGGACATGGATCACAAAAATAATCGAACTCATTGGTTCGGTTCACACGGGCCATCCGTGGGACGGCCGGTCAAGCCACCTCCATTTGGGAGGCACTTACGAGGGTTTCCCGCGATTGCGGAGGACGCCAAACGAATGGGAGTGGGGATAATCAATGTCAATCCCGAAAGTAAGATTGACGTCTTTCCCAAAGTGGCGCTCAAGGATATACCGACATGATTAAGTTGGATATTGGCTGCGGAGAAAACAAGAACCGTGGTTATGTTGGGATGGACAGGCGGGCCCTGCCCGGGGTGGACATAATCCACGATTTGGAGGCCCTTCCGTATCCTTTGGACGATGAGTGTTGTGAAGAGATTATGGCGAGCCACATCATCGAGCATATCAAGCCATGGATCTTCATAGACGTAATGGATGAATTGTGGAGATTACTCATCCCAGAAGGGAGACTCGTTCTCATGCACCCGTATGGGATCAACTCAAGGTTCGTGCAGGACCCGACACACTGCAACCCTATCAATGAAGTGACATATCAGTACTTCGATCCCAAGCATCCCTTGTACACGGTATATCGGCCTAGGCCGTGGATGATCGAGCCTGGTTTCCCCAAGTGGAAGGTGGATGGGGATATGACTTGTGTATTGCGGAAGAGGGACTCCAGATGGTGAATGACGCAATAACGTGTATCACCTCCACCGGTGATAGGTTAGAAACATTGATGCTGACAAAGAAATGGCTCGATGCACAAACGCTTAAACCAGATCAGTGGCTGGTGGTTGACGATGGCCGTACCCCTATTCCTATTAAGGATAGAGTAGGCATGGACTACGTCAGGCGGGAACCCCAAGTGGGGGAGCGGAATACGCTGCCTCTAAATCTACTCGCTGCGATACCACATGTGAAGGGTGACCACATTCTCTTCATCGAGGACGACGATTGGTATTCTCCAGAGTATGTTCGCACGATGGTTGCCCACCTACAAGGACATGCCCTGGTTGGACAATCACGGACCCGGTACTATCATCTCCCCACACGAAAGTACTTGGAAAACAGAAATGATGAACATTCCAGCCTTGCCACGACTGCTATGTCGTCCGAACTACTAGGACTACTCATCCAGGCGTGCAGAGGACGGGATGCATTCGTGGACCTGCGCTTGTGGAAGTGGTACGGAAGGGGGTTGGGCTATCTATTCTCGCAAGGGGGGAAGGGGATCCACTGTGGCATGAAAGGATTGCCCGGTCGCCCCGGAATAGGAACCGGACATAATCCGAGGAACAGACGCTATCGATCCGACGAAGATTATGCCAAACTGCGGGAGTGGATAGGGGATGAGGGCGCCGGCGTGTATAAACAGCTGATGATTGGGAGTGAATAAACATGGCGACCAGGGTCACGGCAGTCGAAGTGAAACAGATACTCGATACCGACATGGTCGATACCGACATTGATGTGTATATCACGGCGGCCAATGCCACGGTTTCAGCCGTACTGGGCACAGATCCGACTTTGTCGGATGTCCAACTGAAATCTATCGAATTGTTCCTGACTGCCCACCTGATCGCGGCAACACGAGAACCACAGATATCCCAGGCGGGGGCAGGTGGTGCCTCAGTGAAATATCAGGGGACGACAGGAACGGGCTTAAGCGGTACAATGTATGGTCAGCAGGTATTACTACTGGATCCATCCGGTAGATTACGGGCCTACTTGGACAACAGTAGGGCATCGATGAAAGCGATCAGGAGCTTTGACTGATGGCGAAACCTATTGAGAAATTTCTGCAGAAAGTCTGTGTTCAACGGGCGGTCTACTGGGGCAGCCCGGTCCCTGATGGATACGGACGGTACGTATTTTTGTACCCAACTGAACTACTACCTCCCACGAATGGCGTCCGATGGGAGGATACGACCGAGCTTCTGGTCGATGCCAAGGGAGAACAATTCGTCACCAAGGCAAAGATCATGGTGTGTCAGGATCTGGACGTTGGTGGATACATCTATCTCGGTGAGTTCAGTGACATCCCATATGAAGGGTATACAGATCCGACGGTTGTGAAGGGGGCTTATCAGATCAGGAGATTCGACAAGGTCCCGACATTCCGCAGCACGAGCGAATTTGTCCGAACTGCTTATGTATAGCGAGGAATACGCGCATGGCCACCCAGATGGAATCGAAGAGCTTGGCAACTGTGATGCGGAATCTGAATAAGGAGATCAAGAAAATTGAGGGCCGCTCCATGGAAGGATTGGTGGATGCCGCGGTTATCATCCGTGCCGATATGGACAAAACACCGCCCCTAATACCCGTCGATACGGGCCATCTCCGCAATTCGTGGACAGCGCAACCCATTCACGGATTGAAGGGTCCGGCATTGCTAATTGGCTTCACGATAGAATATGCCCTATTTGTTCACGAGATGTATGGGGCGAATTTCCAGAGGCCCGGTGCGGGCGCGGGATTCTTCGTAGCCTCGCTGAAGCGGAATAAGCAGAATATCCTAGAGGTTATTAGAAAGGCAGCACAGATCGATTGAATCCGACGTCAAAAGACATAGCTACTCTGCTTGAACAAGAACCCAGTCTTGGGTTGGTATTTGCCACCAATCTGTTCGTTGGGAAGGAGCCACCAATCCCCGACGATTGCGTCACGATTTTTGATATTCCAGGGGATGCCCCATTGTTGGTACTACAAGGGAAAGGAGGGATATACTATTATTTTCCATCAGTGCAGGTACGAGTGAGAAACAGTAACTATCTCACTGGTTGGGGCCTGATTAACAAAATCAGAGGATGCCTGCACGGATTGGGTGGGATTGTGCTGGGTGGAGCCGGCTATGATTTAATCAAGGGGGTAGATGAGCCCTTCCTCCTGGACTACGATGAGCAGAGTAGGGCTCGGTTTGTGGCTACGTTCAATATACAAAGGAGAGAATAGGGATGGCAAAAGGCGTGCCCAAGTTGGACGGTTCTGGAAAAGGAACCAGACGGAACAAAGGCAGAGGGGGTTGTGCTGCCCCTCGGAAATCTGGCAAAGGC